CAGCCATACAAACCTGGGATGAACATAATTTTTGTTGTGAAAGCCCTCCGCGAAAAGAAGCAAAGAAGTCCTACCAAGGCGAAGAGTTTTGACGCAGCTATAGCAGATGCCAAATCAGACCCCAGACTGTCTATCACCGCTCTTAACCTAAAACCAGAACAGCTCCTACCTGGGAAAACTTTGCAAGAGGTAGAGGCTTTGTACAAGAGGAAGAAGGCAAAGGCAATCGCAGCAGGAAAGATGCAGTTTGTGACTGCGCTTGACAGAGCAATAGATATCCGCCGCAAACAATTTGGCGCTACACCTCAAATGTCTTCACAAAAGTCTTCGCAAAAACCCTCTGGCTTTACTCCAACTGGAAAGACTCCTCTTCCTTCTACGCCGGAGAGAAACGCAGAGTTTTTGCTCCCTGGTAAGACAGAGGAGGCCGTCAAAAAGATTTACTCCAATAGGAAAGCCGCTGCTCTGAAGAAGGGCGACAAGGCGCTTGCTGACCGTTTGGACCGCGCTCTCCCTGTGAGACTCCAGCGCATCAAGTCCCAGGGTGCCAATGTGATGAAAGTTCCACCGGAGCGTCTTCTTCCAGGAACAACTCTCGAGGGAGTGGAGAAGACATACAAGGAAAGACGCGCAATGGCTCAACAAAAGAAACGTGCTGCTCTTGTCGCGGCACTTGACCGCGCCATCATTGTCCGCAGGAAACAACTCGGCGGCAAGTCGCCATCACCATCTATGGTGAGGTCACCGACTGGCAAGACTCCTTCTCCTTCTACGCCAGAGAGAAATGCTGAAGTTTTGCTCCCAGCCAAGACAGAGGAGGCCGTCAAGAAGGTTCATGCCGAGAGGAAAGCCGCTGCTTTAAAGAAGGGCGACAAGGCGCTCGCTGACCGGCTGAACCGCGCTCTTCCTGTGAGACTCCAGCGCATTAAGTCTCAGGGTGCCAATGTGATGAAAGTCCCGCCGGAGAGACTACTCCCAGGGTCCACCCTTGCTGATGTCGAGAAGACATACAAAGAAAGACGCGCTGTGGCTCAGCAAAAGAAGCGCGCTGCCCTTGTCACGGCCCTGGATCGCGCCATCATTGTCCGCAGGAAACAGTTTGGTGGAAAGTCACCGTCGCCGAGTGCCAAGACTGACAGGTCGCCATCTCCTGTGCCAACAAAGACTGGTAAAAAGTTCCAGAGTGTGAGAGACGTTCCGCCAGAGATGTTGCTCCCAGGAAAGTCTCTCGAAAACGTTGACAGGACTTACAAGCAAAAGAGAAGCGCAGCAGTTGCAAAGAAACGTGCGGACTATGTTCAGGCGCTTAACAAAGCCATCATTGTCCGCAAGAAACAACTAGGCGGTAAGTCACCACCCCCTTCACCAACAAAGGCCAGAAAGAAGTTCCAGAGTGTGAGAGACGTTCCGCCAGAGATGTTGCTTCCTGGAAAGACTCTTGAAAACGTTGATAAGGCTTACAAGCAAAAGAGAAACGCTGCAGTTGCAAAGAAACGTGCGGACTATGTTCAGGCGCTTAACAAAGCCATCATTGTCCGCAAGAAACAACTAGGCGGTAAGTCACCACCCCCTTCACCAACAAAGACCGGGAAGAAGTTCCAGAGTGTGAGAGACGTTCCGCCAGAGATGTTGCTTCCCGGCAAGACTCTCGAAAACGTTGACAGGGAATACAAGAAACGCAAGAGCGCAGCAGTTGCCAAGAAGCGTGTAGAGCTTTCTCAGGCTCTCAACAAGGCCTACGCAATTCGCAAAACTCAAGTTTCTTCTAAGGCACTTTCTTCTAAGATAGAGGAGGATAAGAAGAAACGCGAAGTTGAAATTGCGAGACAAAAGAAAATTGAGCTCGAGAAGAAGAAAAGTATCGATGCCAGAATTATTCAGACTCAGAGAAAGTTACAGAGCGTAGGTTCTAGTGCCAAGAAAGCGATGGCAAATGTCGAAAAGTTCCAAAAAGAAATTGCAGTTGCAACTCGGAGAAGAGACACCGCAAAGATTGCCAAATTCAGCAGGGCGGCAGAAAAACGCAAACAAAATCTTGGCAGAGCTCGTACAGCTCAGCAACAACTCGCTTCCAATTTGAGCCAGCTGGAAAGAATGAAAGCAAATCCCTCGGCTCTAACATCATCTGTTAAGACTTTGTCGCCACTAAAATCATCCAAGACGCCCTTGCCAAAAATGCCCTCATCTTCTATTAAAACCCCTAGTCCTAAGATGCCCTCTCCAAAAATGCCCTCACAAAAAATAGATGAGCAAAAACGCAGACAAATGGAACAGAAACGCAAATTTGAGGCGCAGAAAAAACAGCAGATTGATCAGCAACGGAAGATGGCGGAACAAAAGCGTAAAATCCAGCAGCAACAAAAGATGAGGAAACCTGTTCCTCGTATGAGTAAACGCCGGCGTTGATCACAATTTTTCACGAGTCCATTTGAAACCATAAGCGGATGGTTGTTTCCCGCGAGCACACGAACGTATAGAAGATCCATCGATCTTATTCAGACTATGAGCAGCTTCTCCGCTCGAACCAAATGCATTCACATACGTGCCATCAAGATTGTATTGATACACTTTCTTGGCTGTGGTATTCTTCTCGCCATACTTTGCTTCGCTCATTTTTTTCTTGGATTCTTTTGTGTGGGTCTTACCTGTTTGCGCTTCCCCTAGTTTTTTCCTGTGTTCGTCGCTCAGAATTCTACCTGTTTGTGCTTCGCTCATTTTTTTCTTGGTTTCTTTCGTATGGGTTTTACCTGTTTGTGCTTCCATTAGTTTTTTCTTGGTTTCTTCCGTGTGGGTTTTACCTGTTTGCGCTTCCCCTAGTTTTTTCCTGTGTTCGTCGCTCAGAATTCTACCTGTTTGTGCTTCGCTCATTTTTTTCTTGGTTTCTTCCGTGTGAGTCGTCCCGGTTTTTGCTTCTCTGATTTTCTGTTTTGTTTCTTCGCTTGGCTTGCCAGAGGCACCTCCGCCTTCCTTGAGATTATACCCACCAGGAGACAGAGTCCCGAGGACTTCCACCATAAGTTCCTCGTGTTTGTTCAGGTCCTCATCCGGGACCTCGTACCAGTCTTTTTTCACTTTTTCCCATCCGTATTTTTGGATGGCATTATATACTGCCACGCAACCGCTACTAGCATATTGATGCTCCTTCAAGCGCTCTTCTATGTCACGAATTGTTTGGCCGATGTAACTCTTTTCTGATGGAAAAGTGAGCATATAAATGAAACCCATTGGTTAATTACAAAAAATTTTTCATTATATTTCTACAAGTGTCGATATACTACTGGAAGGCAGGGGCAATGACAAATTTCAGTGCACCCATACTCCCCACGGAGTATTTAAGAACAAGAGGAAAACCAGACTTCAGATATAACTCCACCACTGGAGAAAGACAAGATGCCTTGGCAAAGCTGATGAGATACTTGAGAGAGAATTTGTTAGAGTAATCGGCTTCTTCCATCGTGGTGATTTTTCCGGTGTCAGAATCGCCCAGAACGGTACGCTGAGAGGCAAAATCTGTCGTGGATAGATAATCAGAGCAGAAACTGACAACTCCACTCTTCTTTTCGATCCACAGGAAATCTGTGAGCTCAGACATATCCCTGCACAGTCTCTGGAAATAGTTAGATGGGATACTAATGATTGTATCGAACTCAAGATCGCTGATCTCGATATAAGCAGAATCGATCTCGATGAGTTTCATTTCGAATTTGGTGAGGGAGTTTTTCTCAAAGTTCTGGATTGTGATTTCCAAAACGTGAGGATTCTCTTCCAGGTAACGGAAGAGGATGCTATCATGACTCCCAGCAGAGCGGAGAAGCTTGAACATGTTTGCCACGTTGATCCCAATCTCGTACGACTTTTGGCAATCATACTCCTCGAATGACTCGGCATTCAGTTTCATGTGGACCAGGGACACCTTGGAGCCGTCCATTGCGCTGATTTTGACACCAGTGGAGTCAAAGGTAATAGACACATCGTGTAGAATTTCCTTGAGGGTGTCAAAAAGAGACTTGACGACACTGCCCTGGACTGTGCGGATGTGGAAAAGGGGCTTGCTCTCGGTAGAAGACATTTTCTGAAGTGTATGATTCAGAAAATGTTTAAGTTATTTGATGTGTCGATATATTATTTGTTAAAGTTATACAATTGTTCACATAGTTTGACCCCGTTATCCTTGATGATTCTATAAATATGTACGGACTCGAAACTCTTCATTGCGTACAAAATTGTTGTGAATACTATCCATGAAATAATGAACAACCAGTCTTTGTTGATGTTGGTGCCATCGATGCTCCCGCCCTTGGCATAAATCGCATACGCAAGAACTGTGAGCAGGAACCCCCAGAGGACGCATCTCTTCCAGTTACCAGCAGCTTCATCAAAACTTATCAGTTTTTTCAGTTTGTTCTTAATGGTCAGAGCGGTATCGCCCTTGATGTATTCTGTGTCTTTTACATATACCGAGTTATAGTCACTGCATGCCTGGACAGAAGTATCCCAACAGGACTCGCAACCAAGGTCTTCACGTTCATACTTGAATGCCGCATACAACACTGTGACAGAAATGACTATGACCAGGGTTGTATCTAGTTTCATTTTTTATATATACATATAATATTATAATGAATTCTTATCTACTCACATTCTTCTGGGCAGTAACTCTGTATCTAGTCGGATTGTCCGTCGTACACTTCATACGGGTGTTAAAAGCAAGAAATCCAGAGGACAAAATGGATTTGGTAAAGGCAATTGTGTATGTTTCCAGCGCCGTGACACTCGGCGTTTTGCTTGTGTACAGGCCATTTGATACTTCTGTAGTGACCAAGATTCTAAAGTACCGCCCTCAGGTACATGCTGATACTTCCACTGCTGCAACTCTCATAACAACAACATTATCTGGTGTATCGGTATAGTGTCATTTGACCCTGGTAATAAAAGAGTATAAATCTAAGAGTATAAACATTTTAAGCACACTGTTTTCTAACAAAGTGCTTGCAATGACGCGTCTCCACGAAGCTATTGATGAAGCTGCCGAGTATGCCTTGAGATCTGACGGTCCTTTTAAGCATTCTTGTTTCATAATGTCCGGGAAGAAGATTATCGCACGCGGAAACAATCATGTCCGCCAACAGATTGGCACAAGTAGTGTGCATGCAGAGATTGATGCCATTTGGCGGATAAACAACACAGATCTATATGACAACCTGAAGGCGATTATCATACGGTCATCTC